ATGGTTTTTATAGGTGCTCTTGGTGATTGGGGTGGAGTGTGGGACATTCTTCCGGTTAATGTAACTGGAAATGTGATGTTTGATTATTTTTTTACTTTAGTGTTGTCATTCGGTGTTTTGTCCATGATGGTCGGATGGTTGTTTAACATAATGACAAGGAGTTAATCTTGGCTATTACAAATTATGATTGCGGTGATATGTCTGACGTAGTTATCAGTTCAAATAATTATAACGGTCTTATCCAGGTCTCATCCGATGGTGTTAATGGGAACATACTAATGTCATCGGGAATGGAACCAGTTAATTTTCTTTGTTCTGGCCAGATGTCTATTCGTGCTCCACTGAATTCAATACATGTTTTTCTTTCTTCTGTATCCTTGCAGGGTGTGTGGTCAGAGAATTTCCTTATGGGCTTGGCTGGTGTGGTCTGTGGTTCTCTCTTGGCATACGTTTGTGTTAAATATGCAGTTTAACCTTTATAACATGAAAGGGGGTGATAGTCGTGGATTTTAGTACATTAACCATTGATACCGCTCAGGTGCTTGTTTTAGCTGGTGTAATAGTTACCGCTATTGCAGGTATTTGGGCAGTAAAAAAGGTTATCAAACTGGCAAACCGTTCTTAGAACCTTTGCCTGGTGTTGGTTGGCTTTCTAGGGGCTGGCCAACATTTTTACAATTTTTTTGACGGTGGTGATTATGGATTATTCGATGGTTAGTATAGACACAACTAAAATTTTTATTTTTGCAGGTACTGTGGTAAGTGCATTGGGTGTCATCTGGGTAGTTAAAAAAGTCATTCACACTATTACTTATTCATAATATGAAAATTAAAAAAATTCTATTAATTATTTGTTTAACGCTGTCTTTGACATTTGCATCTTTACATTATCAGCAAAAAAAGGCGGAAGCAATTGCACCATGGATTGCCTATGTTGCAATTAATGCTGCCATTAGTCTGGCCGTTGGTGCAGTAATGTATTATTTTGATAGTGCTGGTAATGGACAAATGCAGTCCATAACGGCTGTTAATACAAATACCGGTCAAGTAGATTTTGACGTTAAAGGTAATGGTTCTTATGTTTATCCGATTTGGACAAGTACCGTAAATGGAAAAAAAATATATCCTGTTGATCAACCGACTTTTGTCGCTTTAGATGCTGCATGGACTTGGAATGGTCAAACATTTGGCATGACCCAAGAGTGGGCTGATACACAGTTAAGTCAACCCGGAGTAGAATTTGGATATTATGCGTCAACGGCAGCATATCATTTTGCAAAATATACTGGTGGTGATCTTATTGTTGATGGTGTCCAACAAAGCACGTTTCAATCTGTTCCTGTTCCCGGTGGTATGGGAAATTCATTTTCGGGGACAATAGATGATTTTCCGATTGAATTTTACGAATTTCTTGAAGATATTCCTCCAGCACCTGATTGTTTTGATGGCATTCAAAATCAAGACGAAACAGGTATTGATTGCGGTGGAGTTTGTGAATTGAATTTTGGACTAGCATGTTATGTTCCTCCACCTGAAACTTGTTCTGATGGAATTATGAATCAAGATGAGACGGGAATTGACTTTGGTGGTGTTTGTGGCACTGGTGCTCCTGTAGTTACTCCGCCTGATCCGGCTACATTCATAGACAACAATACGGACGGCATTGACGATGTCACTGGTCTGACAGGTACAGGAAGTATACCTATAGCAACGCCTGGTAGTGCCAGCGCCTCCACCTATGATACAAGTCTTCCCGGTGATATTTCAGAAATAGGTGAAACCGACTGGTCAACTCTCATAACAGATTTTATTAGTTTAAATCCTCTTGTCGCATTGGCTCAAGGGACAACGATAGATTTGGTAGATTCTACTTGTAGATTGGATTTTACATTGTGGGGAAAACAAATGGCCTTTGATTTCTGTCAACATCAAGGTTTGGTTGATCTGTTTGGTGTATTTGTATTACTCATATTTACTGTTCGTTCAATTTTTGTTGCTTTAGGAGTATAAAAAATGGGTGCATTATTAGGTTGGTTGCTATCTGCTTTCGGTTCTGCTGTTGGTTATAGTGTTGTACGCTTTGCTGCCTGGAAAGTGTTACTGTGGACTATGGCTATTACGGTTTTCCCCGTCCTTATTATGCGTGCGGTTTATATGCTTATTGAACAGGTACAGACAACACTTTTGAATACTGTTAGTGACCCTAGTGTATCGATGGATCCCAGCAGTCTGGTTGTATCTATTTCTGGAATTGCTGCATGGTTTGCAATTCATTTAAAATTAGTTGAAGGTTTTTCCATTCTCATGTCTGCAGTTGCCTTCCGTATGGCAATCAGGATGATTCCCTTCGTCCGGTTATAAACAATTATCGAAATCGTGCATCCCTGATCTTTTAGTAAAAAACGGAAAGGAAAATCACAAATCCCTTTTCTTTTACGTTTTTTATAATGCTTTTAAACTAAATGTTTCTGGAAGTATATAAAAGCATGACAAAAACGCCTTATCTTTGCGTGTTTTTTTTTACTTCCAGAAATTACAATATTAAAAAGGAACGATCAAGAATGCTTAGAAAACTTTACGCCTTAGTATTTGTAATATGTTTTTTTGCTCCTGGATGTACCCTCTTGGATAAGACACATGAGAAAAAACTTTTTACAAATACGGCTAAAACAAAAAATGTTGAGAAGTGGCAGTGGAAAGTTAAAGACGGTAAAACGAAACCAGAACTAAAAAAAGGTGGCATTGATGTTGATATGCAATTTGAACAGGTTGAACTCAAAGACGTTGTTAGTCTCTTGATGGGTATTATCAGTGAGAATTATATTATCGTTGATGATCTTATTGGTTCTGTAGATATCGAAATAAAGGGTAAATTTAAAAGAGATGAAATTCTTAAAATGGTTGGTACCGTTCTCAATAGTAAAAACTATCAACTGATAAAAACCGGTGCATTATATGGAATTCATAACAATGAATTCATGAACGATCTTAATATACAATCTTCACCGGATGACTCAAAAAATGTCTATCTGTATCGCTTGCAATATGAAAGCTCTGAAAATCTAAAATCTTTATTGAATGATGTCTTTCCTAAAATTGCTATTACTGAAAACAGAAGTATCAATGTATTAATCATTAAGGCCAGTATAGAAGACTATCAGAAAGTTAAAAATGTCATCAAAACCTTTGATAAACGTCCAAAACAAGTACTGGTTGAATTTACTATTATGGAAGTCACGCTAAATGATGCTCTTCAATATGGTGTCGAGTACTTCTTTAATACGAACAATAATAGAGGCGGTACAGTATCTTTATTAACAGAGGGAATATCGTCCTTAACCTCTGGCCTAGCTGGTAAAGGTCTCAAGGCTTTTACTTTTCATAGAGATGTGAACTCTTTCATCACCATTCTAAATTCAGAAAGTAAAGTAGAGATACTTTCCAAACCTCATGTATTAGTCCAGGACGGTCAAACCTCAGTAATTAAAATTGGTAGGTCTGAACCTATTCGAAAAGGCACTTCTGTATCCGCTAATGGTTTAAGGTCTGAAAATATTGAATATCGTGATGTTGGTGTAATACTTAATGTCAAGGTTGATGTTGAAGAAAACAACGTTGTGAAATTGTATTTATCGCAAGAGATTAGCGATATTATACAAACTGTTCAAAACCCGTTGATTGACTCACCCTCCTTTACAACAAACTCACTGGAGATGACTACATTGATTAATGACGGACAGAAAATTTATGTAGGCGGTTTAATGGAGGACTCAATAAATAAGAAAATCAGAAAAATACCGCTTCTTGGTGATATTCCTTATCTTGGAAAGATGTTCAGATCTGAGGATATCAACAAAACTAAAACAGAGTTGATCTTGCTTCTCTCTGTTGAAATTCTGTTTAATGAAAAGGACTTTGAAAATCAGAAACTTAAATTTGTGAGGAAAATGTAAAATGGCTATAAGATTAATTCAAGGAAAGATTGGTTCCGGGAAAACTTACTATGCAGTTAATCATGTATTACGATCCTATTACACTTGGTCTGATGAATTAGACTCTTGGATTTCTAAAGAGAAAGATGTTGATGTGAGAGTTTATACAAATATCAAGAATATGAAGCTTGGTGAAGACCTGGACAAGTTTATTGCTGATGCTGGAGGACTTTCTTCTTTTTTCGATAACAAATATCAAGAGACTTTTTGCATGAACTCTAATGTTATTTATATTATCGATGAAGCGCAGAGTGGTAACTATTTCCATCGAAAGTATTATGATGTTAATGTGTTTCTTTTCTTTCAGATGCATCGTCATTTGGGCTGTGATATCTATTTAATTACTCAAGACGTCCGTTGTCTGGCAAGAGAGTTGCAACAACTTGCGGAGTACGTAATAAAGGCTGTTCGGCGTTCAAATTCTATTGGCAAGAGTTTTACCTATAAGTTCTATTCCGGTGATGAATGCTTTAAGACAAAAAGAATAAAACAAGATCAAAAGGTCTTTGGAATGTACCGTTCAATGATAATAGGTGAAGGTGAAAAAATTAGAAGTATTCCGTTTAAACATATTCTTATTTTTGTTGCCTTGGTTGTATGCGCTGGACTGATCTTTAGATTTGGTTTTATGAAAATCTTTCATAACATGAATAAAAACCATGTTTATCGTAAACCTGCAACCGTGGAAGAAAACAGAGAGCCCCAACCTGAGCCGGAAAAATCAGTGATGGAGGGTAACAACATGTATAGAATCGTTGGTATTATTGACGATCTTTATATTGTTCAGACTCCTAAAGGATTAAAAAAAGTAAAGGTCTCTGGTAATAATAAGAAAAACATTAATGATGAAATAAGAATGGAAAAATTGTAG